AGCTTTAGGAGATATTACATTTGAATCGACTGCAACAGGTACAGAATTTGTTACCTTTGCAATATCATTTAGATTTAGTTATTTTGATTTATTATAATATAGGATTGATATGGCATTTTTAGTACATAATTTACCACCAATGAACGTATTCGTGAGAAAAGAATATTTATATGATTTAGAAAAAGGACACGGCGAATATACACCAGGAATCTGGGTTAGCGTAAAGTCCACAATGAGTAAAGCATTATATTTTGAAACGTTGTTAACGGATTACGGCGCTTTATTCGATAAACTTCCAATATCAGCATTTGTATGGAAAATAGATGATCACGGCGATTTGCCGCTTGATGTTTTACAATTATGGGATTGTTTTGATTATAATTTAACTGTGGTAGAAAAACCGCTTTTAAGTAATTGCGAATTTTTTGGAAAAGATAAAAAGATGCATCCAGGTGAATATCTTTTTACGATTGACAATTGCCACTCAGAAAGATCGACGCTAGATCAAAACTTCTCTGAACATGATCCTGAACATAAATCGTTTAATATAATACAGTTAAAAAACGGTCAGTTTGCTGCACAACCAAATAATAGAATAATATGGCGTGATAGTTCATTAACGCCAGATAAATTAATGACACCAGATTTTAAAGTTTGTACTCAAAATTATAGAGTAGAAACAGAACCAAAGTGGTCAGTTGGTCACACCGATGAATGGGCATATAAAACTAAAGAAGAGGAAGATATAGATAATAATTATGATTGATTTGAAACAGTTACTTGATGAATGGAAAGATGATTGTAAAATAAGTGAAATGCATTTAGATGAGACTTCTAGACAAGTTCCCATTTTACATTCAAAATATTTAGAAAAATTAATGAATGCTAAACTCATATTGAAAAAAAGTGAGTTTGAGCAAAAAATCCTTTTAAAACAAAAATGGTTATACTATAATGGAAAAATGGATCAAGATGAAATCGAAAAATTAGAATGGGATCCGGATCCATTTGGTGGATTAAAAATATTAAAAGGTGAAATGGATTATTACTATGATGCAGATCCTGAAATACAGAAATCAGAAGAGAAAATACAATATTATAAAACGATAGTAGATACTTTGACAGAGATAATAGATAACTTAAAATGGCGACATCAAACAATAAGCAATATAATTAGATGGAAACAATTTCAGTCAGGAAATTAGATCATTCCAATTTACACGTCGATTGCGATTATGGCATAGCAGCTGAACTAAAAGAATTCTTTTCTTTTTACGTTCCAGGTTATAGGTTTATGCCAGCTTTTAAACGTAGAGTTTGGGATGGTAAGATAAGATTGTATGATGTTAACAGCGGAGAATTGCCAGGTGGTTTATATCCGCAATTAAAGGTATTTGCTGAAACTCGTAATTATAAATTAAAGGAAATACGAACAAAATACGGTTTAGCCACTGACATCAATAACGTTAAGCCAGAAGATATATTTTATTTTGCTAAAACATTAAATTTACCATTTGAATTAAGAGATTACCAGTTTACTGGAATATCACACGCTATACGTCAAAAACGATCAATATTACTATCGCCTACTGGATCAGGAAAATCGTTGATAATTTATTATTTGATACGATGGTTTTTAGCTAACTATAATCAAAAAGTATTAGTCATTGTACCTACTACGAGTTTAGTTGAACAAATGCATAGTGATTTTATAAGTTATAATATGCCAAGTGATATGGCGCATAAAATATATTCTGGTAAAGAAAAAATTAATGATGCAAATATATACATTAGTACGTGGCAATCGATATACAAATTACCTAAAATTTGGTTTCAACAATTTGGTGCAGTGTTTGGTGACGAATGCCATGGATTTAAATCGAAATCATTAATGAATATCATGAATAAAGCTACAGAAGCAGAATATCGATACGGAACTACAGGTACTTTAGATGGAACTCAAACTCATGAATTAGTTTTACAAGGTCTGTTTGGTAAAACTTATAAAGTTACGACAACAAAAGCTTTACAAGATAATGATACATTGGCAAAGTTAGACATACATCGAATAATTCTAAATTATTTAAAAAACGACCGGGAAAATTTTGGAAAGAAAACGTATCAAGAAGAAATAGAATATATAGTTGATAATGATAAAAGAAATAAATTTATAACCAATTTAGCGGTTGATCAGAAAGGCAATACATTAGTGCTTTTTAATTGGGTAGAAAAACACGGAAAACCTTTATTTCAATTAATAAATAATAAAGTAAACGAAGCGCGCAAAGTATTTTTTGTATCTGGTGCAACCGAAACAACAGATAGAGAAGCGATAAGAGGTATAGTTGAAAAACAAAAGAATGCTATTATTGTTGCCAGTCTTGGTACTTTTTCCACTGGTATTAATATTCGTAATCTTCATAATATTGTTTTTGCCAGTCCCAGCAAATCACAAATCAGAGTATTACAATCGATCGGAAGAGGACTAAGAAAATCTGATAATGGAATGCCAACTAAACTTTTTGATATTATAGATAATTTATGTAATGATACAAATAAAAACTTTAGTTGGCAACACGGGAAAGAAAGATTAAAAATATACGATAAAGAAAAATTTAATTTTAAAACATACGAAGTAGAAATATGAAAGATAATATTAAACATTTTAAATTAAGTACAGGTGAAGAGATAATATGTGAAGTCGTACAATGGGATACGATTGAAACTTCTGCCATATTAATTAGAAAAGCAATGAAATTGCAGGATTCAGTAAATATTAGAAACGGTTATAAATTTTTTAGTTTCAGACCATGGTTATCTTTTAATGATGATCCTAATACTTTACAATCAGTTAATGCAGAACATGTTGTTGGAGAATCAACTCCGTCACCAGATTTATATAAATTATACACCAAATCTTTATCTAAATTAAATGAATTTTTAAAAGAAAAACCTGATTTAGATCCTATTGATTTAGATCATTTAGACGATTTGACCGACGACGAAGTACATGAATATATAGAACAACATTTAGATCAACAAGAAGCGAAAGACAGCGATAAAACATCAAATATTTTACAATTTCCTAAAACGTTTCACTAGTATATCTCTCCCCCAAAATACCTTAATTTATTATATACTAAAATCTAAGTTTTGTAAACCATTATTTTTTGTTTTTATTTAAAAAAATATATATTTACATGAACGTCAATGTGTGATATTATATCTTTATTAATGGAGTAAATTATGCCAAGAAGAAATAAGAAAAATATACATTATGTTAATAACGCTGAATTTTCTCAGGCAGTTGTAGATTATGTAAAAATTGCTGATGCAGCAAAATCTAAGAAAAAAGAAATACCTAAAGTGCCAAACTATGTTGCGCAATGCTTTTTAAGGATAGCTGAAGGGTTGTCACATAAGGCTAACTTTATACGATATACGTATAGAGAAGAAATGGTTATGGACGCTGTAGAAAACTGTTTAAAAGCAATCGGTAATTATAATTTAGAAGCTGCAACAAGAACTGGTAATCCAAATGCTTTTGCTTATTTTACTCAAATTACTTGGTATGCCTTTCTTCGAAGAATTGCAAAAGAAAAGAAACAACAAGACATAAAAATGAAATATTTAAGTTCTTCTGGATTAGAAGAATTTGTGGTAGCAGAAGAAGGTTCTGCTCCTATAGTTAGTGCTTTTGTCGATTCTTTAAAAGATAGAATTGAAAAGGTACGATATACTGACGATAAGATAAAAGCTTTCGCAAAACAAGAAAAAACTAGAAAAAAGAGAACAGTGAGTGCTGATTCAGATTTAAGTGAGTTTATGACATGAATAAATTTCCCGTAATATTAATGTTAGTTGCTGTAATAGTTTTAGTATTAGTAACAGTAACAGTATCTTTAGGTATGACATGGAATGATAAACCAGTGTTATGTATGGAAAGATCAATGGCCGAAGAAACTACTGGTAGTAGAAAAGAAGTATTAATATTTGAAGGTTTACAAACAACTAAAGTAAGATCAGAAGATGGATTACAAGATGAAATGGAAATAATACCAATGTCATTTTATTTTAATCCAACAACAAATACATATACGATGTTTGAATATCATTTCAATTATAATATATATTGTGTTATAAGCCAAGGTGTACAAAAGAAATAATGAAAATAGCTATATTAAATGATACCCATTGTGGTATAAGAAATTCTTCACAAATATTTTTAGACAATGCCAAAGATTTTTATGATAATATATTTTTTCCGGAGTGTGAAAAACATAATATAAAACAAATAGTACATCTTGGTGATTATTATGATCACAGAAAATTTGTAAACTTTAAAGCATTGAATCATAATAGAAAATGTTTTTTAAATGAAATTAGAAAACGTGGTATGTCTATGGATATCATACCCGGTAATCATGATACCTATTATAAAAATACGAATGATTTGAATGCTCTAAAAGAATTACTCGGTCATTACATGAATGAAATCCATATTATTATGGAACCAACTGTTATGGAATATGGCTCTTTAAAAATGGCTTTACTACCATGGATTAATCAAGAAAATCATCAACAGTCTATGAATTTTATACAAAATTGTAAAGCAGATTGGTTAGGTGCTCATTTAGAATTATGTGGGTTTGATATGCTAAAAGGTATACCCAATCATCATGGAATGGATCCAAGTGTCGTCGATAGATTCGAACAAGTTATAACTGGTCATTTTCATACTTCATCTAAAAAAGGAAATGTGTGGTATCTTGGATCGCCATTAGAATATTTTTGGTCTGATGCCCATGATCCAAAATACTTTCATATTCTAGACACTGAAACTCGTAAACTAGAAAGAATACAAAATACTTTTACTTTATTTCATAAAATCATTTACAATTCTACAAAAACCAATTATAATACATATACGGTATCTAATTTAGATAAAAAGTTTGTAAAGATTATTGTAGTTAATAAAGGAGATAGTTTTACTTTTGATAGATTTGTAGATAGAATCCAAAATCAAGATATATACGAACTAAAAATAGCAGAAAATTTTTCTGAATTTGTTGGTCAAAATATAGCTGATGAAGGTTTAGAAGTTGATGATACACCAAAACTTATGAACGATTATATTGATGGTGTTGATACAGATTTAGATAAAGATAAATTAAAAATTAATATGCGCGATTTAATGACAGAGGCTCAATCTTTAGAGATAGCATGATGGATATGTTAACAATATTTGGTTTAAAGAAACAGGAAGATAATGAAACAGAAGAAGTTGATACAAAAGTTAATATACATACACTATATAAACATAGATGGGTTTGGTATCACTTAATATTGTGTATACAAATGATTTTAACTAATATATTATTAATTGCAATTCTTTTTGTTTTGGCGTTGAAATGATAAAATTTAATAAAGTAAAATGGAAAAACTTTTTATCCACTGGTAATAGTTTTACAGAAATAGATTTAAATAAAAATAAATCAACTTTAATAGTTGGTCCAAACGGCTGTGGTAAATCTACGATGTTAGATGCAGTATCTTTCGGTTTGTTTGGAAAACCCCATCGAAGTATTAATAAACAACAGCTTGTTAATTCTATTAACGGTAAAGAATGCGTTGTTGAAGTTAATTTTTCGATAGGTCAATCAGTTTATAATGTGATAAGAGGTATTAAGCCCAACACATTTGAGATTTGGCGTGATGGCACTATGATTAATCAAAGTTCTCATGCCAAAGAGTACCAGAAGATCCTTGAACAAAATATCTTGAAGCTTAATCATAAGTCGTTTCATCAGGTAGTTGTATTAGGTTCCTCCTCATTTATTCCCTTTATGCAGCTATCAACTGGACACAGGAGAGGTGTTATAGAGGATCTTCTGGACATTAATGTTTTTTCAAAAATGAATATCATATTAAGAGAACAAACGACTAAATTAAAAGATGAATTAAAAGACTTAAATTATAAAATAGATATATCTACTAATAAAATTGAAACGCAGAAAAAATATATTAAAGATATTCAAATACTAACTGATGAAAATAAAAAGCAGTATGAAGAAAAAATAAAATCATATAACGCTAAGATAGTGCAACATCAAAAAGAAAATTCAGAATTATCTGATGGATTAGATGAAGAACAAAAACAAATTGAAGATGATCTAAAAAGATTTCACGATTTAAAAAACGTTAATATGATGGCTAATTCTGAAATTCAAACTCAAATGAAAGCCATTGGTAAAACTGCTAAGTTCTTTGAAACTACTGATAACTGCCCAACATGTAAACAAAATATATCACAAGATATAAAAGATGCTGCTTTATCAGAAGCAAGAGTAGAAGCAAAAAGTTTACAAAGTAGATTAACTTTAATAAAAGATGAGCATGAAGGTATAATACAAGATATTAATAATTGGAATCATAATCTTGGTTCTGTAAGAGAAAGACAAATGATTATTAATAGTAATAATAATTTAATAAGATCATTACAGAATAGTATACAAGAATATCAAGATTTTTTAAGCAACGATGTTTCTGCCGATTTAACAAGCGCAAAGTCTCAATTAGAAAAACTGATATTAGATAAATCTGATTTATATAATGAAAAGATGGTGAGAAATGAAACATATTCTTACAATTCAGCTATGGCCGAAATGCTAAAAGATACTGGAATAAAAACAAAAATAATAAAACAATATTTGCCAGTAATGAATACATTAATTAATCAATATTTACAAGTATTAGATTTTTACGTACACTTTGATTTAGATGAAGAATTTAATGAAACTATAAGATCAAGGCACAGAGATGATTTTACATACGATTCTTTTTCAGAAGGTGAAAAACAAAGAATAGATTTATCTTTATTGTTTACGTGGCGTCAAATAGCTAAAATGAAAAATTCAGTATCAACTAATTTGTTAATATTAGATGAAACCTTTGATTCTTCATTAGATCATGAAGGTGTAGAAAATTTATTAAAAATATTAACAACGCTTCCAGATGAAACAAATGTATTTGTCATATCTCATAAAGGTGAAATATTAGATAATAAATTTGAAGATAAAATAGAATTTACAAAAGTAAAAAACTTTTCAAAGATTGCTGCTTAACTGTTTACAAATATATAAAAATGTTATATAATTATTATAGAAAAGTGAGGTTATAATATGGAATTTTCTGACAATACAATGACAATATTTAAAAATTTTGCTGATATAAATCAAAATATATTAGTAAAAGAAGGTACTAAACTAAAAACTATAAGTGAAGCTCGTAATGTATTATCGATCGCAGAACTTGACGATACGTTTCCTAAATGTTTTGGAATATACGATTTAAGCGAATTTATTGGCGTTACTAATTTAGTAGATAAACCCAATCTGTCTTTTGAAGATGAATATTTAACTATCAGTGATTCAACTGGTAGAAGTAAAATAAAGTATTTTTATTCTGCAATTGATACGCTTACAACACCATCAAAAGATATTGTTATGCCTGAAGGCGAAGTTAAATTTAAATTAGAATCTGCTGTTTTAGATAAAATAAAAAGAGCTGCATCAACGTTAGGACATACTGAAGTGTCTATTGCAAATAGCGACGGAGCAATTAAAATCTCAGTTATCGATAGTCAAAATACTACATCTAATACTTTCTCTATCGATATTCCTGGTGAATACCAAGAAGGTACGGTTTTTAATTATATTTTAAATATAAGTAATCTTAAAATAATACCTGATGATTATGATGTAGAAATATCATCTAAATTAATATCACAATTTTCGAATCCAAGAATGAATGTTAAGTATTGGATCGCATTAGAAAAGTCATCAACATTTGGAGTATAATATGGCAAAAGAAGTTGAAACAACTGAAAAAGTAGTTACAGTCGATAATATCGATACGGTAGCAGCAAAAGAAAAAGTAGTACAAGATCTCGCTAATAAATCTTGCAGAAGTATGGTTGCTGTCATTGATGCAATGTGTCAAAGGGGTGCGTTTAAAGGTGAAGAACTTTCAACTATAGGCGGATTGAGAGATCAATGCATACAGGTTATTCAGGGCGTAGAAGAATTAGAACAGGAAAAAGCTCTTAATTCTTAATATGTACTTTCTATTTGAAATGTGTTATAATTATATTATGGTGAAAGTATGTCAAATGATTTTTTATGGGTTGAAAAGTATCGTCCAAAAACTATAAACGATACTTTATTACCTAAAAATTTAAAAGAACAGTTTCAAAAAGTAATTGAAACTGGTGAACTACAGAATATGTTGTTTACAGGTACCGCTGGTCTTGGTAAGACTACAGTGGCTAAAGCTATTTGTAATGAATTAGGTTTAGACTACATTATTATAAATGGTTCTGAAGAAGGTAATATTGATATATTACGTGGTAAAATCAAACAATTTGCTAGTTCGGTATCTTTACAAGGTGGTATAAAGGTCGTTATTCTTGATGAAGCCGATTATCTTAATCCGCAATCAACTCAACCAGCACTCCGTGGATTTATCGAAGAATTTGCAAATAACTGTAGATTCATTCTAACTTGTAATTTTAAAAATAGAATTATTTCGCCACTGCATTCTCGTTGTGCAGTTTATGAGTTTAATACTAATAAACAAATACTAAGTGAACTCTGTCCGGACTTCTTAAAAAGATGTGAATTAATATTATCAGAAAATAATATTACATATAATAAAATGATGATTGCTGATTTAATATTAAAGTTTGCACCTGATTGGAGAAGAATTTTAAATGAATTACAAAAGAATAGTGCTACTGGGAATTTTAATTGGAATGGCAGTGATGCTGTTGGACATGACGTTTTTTCAAATCTTTTACAATTGATAAAAGACAAAGATTTTAAAAATATGCGACAATGGGTGGCAAATAATATTGATACCGATGCTTCGTATATTTTTCGTGGTATATATGATAATATGACAAATCATATCGCACCGCAAAGCATTCCTCAAGTTGTTCTTATATTAGCCGACTATCAATATAAAAATGCTTTTGTAGCTGATCACGAATTAAACGTGGTCGCTTGTTTAACCGAAATTATGGCAAACGTGGAGTTTAAATAATGTATTCAATATACCCGCCAGAAAGTAATCATAACCATGATTGGAATAGTTATGTTGTAACTATATCTGATTTTTTATCACAAGAAGATCTTGACAAAATAGAAGATAATGCTTCTGACATTGAAGCCGAAGAATCTAAAGTAAGTAGCGATAATCAAAAATCAGATTATAGAACTTGTGAAATAAAATGGTTTCATCCGAATGAAAATACAGAATGGTTATTTCAAAAAATGACAGGACTTTTACAAGAAATGAATGGAATGCATTACTTATTTAATTTAAGTAGTTGGGAACCTTTTCAACATACAACATATCACGGTCACAATGGCGGCGAATTTAAAGCGCATCTTGATGAAGCAAAAGTATTTAATCAATCAAATAATATTAGAAAATTATCTTATAGCATTATGTTAAATGATCCTTCAGAATATAAAGGTGGTGATTTAAAAATATGGTATGGTAAAATGGATGAAGAGGGTAAACCTGCTTTAAAAATAGAAAATTTAAAGGCCGGATCTCTTGTAGCGTTTCCATCTTTTTTATTACATGAAGTAACTCCAGTAACTGAAGGCACTCGAAAATCTTTAGTTTGTTGGACTCTTGGTCCGAGGTGGTCATAATGGTTATAAAAAACGGTCCTTTAAAGGTTGCTTTAGAACGTGATGATTCGAATATTATTAAACAAGAATTAGTCACTTACAGAATAATAAATGAAGTTTTAACAAAAGAAACAGTAGAAAGAAGATTTTTAGTAAACGGTGACTATATTGATTCTACGTCATCTGAACCCTTAATAAGGAAAAGATATGCCACATAGAACTGAAGCCAAATTATTTGAATGGGGTAAATTTATATCTCATGCTGGTAATGAATTAAATTTTAAATTAGAATGCGATGCCATATCTCCAGAAGAATGGGATTGTTTAGCTAATATGATAATGGAATATCAAGACATGCCTTTTCGATCAGTTGAAGGGATACCGCGCGGTGGTGTACCTTTGGCTAATGCCTTAAAAAAATATGCAACAGGAGAAGAAAAACATCAGCCTATGATTGTTGATGATATATACACTACAGGAAAAAGTTTTGATGATTATATGCAAGAACACTATCCTGAAGCTCTTGGTGCTTGGGGTTATAAATGGGTAGTATTTCAAAGAGGACCAACAAGATGGAAACATGTTGGTAATGTTAAATCACTTTTTAAATTATATGGGGTTGATTAATGCTTATTGAAAATGAAATGAAATTAGATTATAAAGACGTTTTGTTTAGGCCTAAAAGATCAACGTTAAAAAGCAGACAAGAAGTAGATTTATTTAGAAGAATAGAATTTAGTAACGCTAAAGGTCAAGATAGAAACTTTTATGGTATACCAATAATCGCATCTAATATGGACGGTGTCGGCACACTTGAAATGGCAACTGAATTACGTAAAGCAGGTTTAATGACCTGTTTAGTAAAAACATATACTCAAAATGCTTTAGTAGAATATTTTGATACTGATAGCGAAGCAGTTTCTAACTATACCATTATGTCTATAGGCGCTACTGAAGAAGATTTAAAAAAATTCAGAAATGTTTACGAAATGACAGACGGAAAGGTTAAATACCTATGTGTGGATGTGGCAAACGGGTATACTGAAGCTTTTAGTCATTTCATTTACTCCTTAAGAGTACAATTTCCCGAACTTATTATTATGGCTGGCAATGTTGTAACTGGAGATATGACACAGGAGCTTATTTTAAATGGGGCAGATGTTGTTAAATGTGGTATCGGGCCTGGTTCTGTTTGTACTACTCGTATACAGACTGGAGTCGGTTTCCCGCAACTCTCGGCGACCATTGAATGCGCTGACGCTGCTCATGGCCTTGGCGCTTCTATTATTGCTGATGGAGGCTGTACGACACCAGGTTGCGTCGCTAAAGCCTTGGGCGGAGGAGCGGACTTTGTCATGCTCGGAGGAATGCTCGCTGGTCACGATGAAGGTGGCGGAGAAGTAATAGAAAAAGAATTTATTACAAGTCAAGTTTGTAATGAAAGCAATAAATCACAACTTTTCAATAGCGGTTCAGAAGCACATCGAAAAACTACAACAAAAAAATCTATGCAGTTTTACGGTATGAGTTCTACATTAGCTAATGAAAAGCATTTTGGTGGTTTAAAAGATTACAGAGCATCTGAAGGTAAAGAAGTTGAAATACCTTATAAGGGTTTAGTAAAAAGCACTTTACAGGATTTATTAGGTAGCATTAGATCTACATGCACATACATAGGTGCTAGACGTTTAAAAGATATTCCAAAATGTACAACCTTTGTGAGATGTTATGACACACATAACAGAGTTTACGAATAATCATAAATATGATATAATAGTGCTATGAATCCTTTTAATTTTTTAAATGAAATAAATTACGGTAAAACCGATATTATGATTGATGATATCGCTGAAAAACAATATAATTCTTTTTTAATTAATAGAGGATTATCTTACTTTAAAGATACCGTTATAATGGCAAATGAAATGAATATTAACCACCATATCGATAATCGCTTACAATTTGATTTTCTTATAAATATAGTTAGAAGAAAAAAGCGGTTTTCAAAATGGAATAAACCAGAAACCGTAAATGACTTGGACGTAATTAAAGAGTATTATGGATATAGTAATAAACAAGCTAAGGCAGTTCATAATCTTCTTTCGTCCGATAAAATTGGAGAATTAAGAAAGAAGGTTTATAAAGGTGGAAAAAAATAATATAATAGAGTGGACGCCTAGCTCGATGTTAGAAGTTACTCTGAATGAACCAGATGATTTTTTAAAGGTTCGAGAAACACTTACTCGTATTGGTGTAGCATCAAGAAAAGAAAATAAATTATTTCAATCTTGCCATATACTACACAAACAAGGCAGATATTTCATAGTACACTTTAAAGAGTTATTTCTGTTAGACGGTAAAAAGTCTAATTTAGAAGAAAACGATGTTGCGCGTAGAAATACAATTGCACAACTTATGAGTGATTGGGGTTTGATAACGATTGAAAATACTAAACAGTTGGATCCGTTAGCTCCGATGAGACAAATTAAAATCATACCATTTAAAGAAAAGGAGAAGTGGGAATTATGTCCAAAATATAATATAGGGAATAAATGATACGAAATTGTGGTAAGCCCTTTATATTGTGGGCTAGTGCAAGAACTGCTTCCAGTCAATTTTTTTTTAAATATTTAGAAAGAAACAATGCTAAAGTAATGCACAAAAAGCATGAACCTTTAAGTGCGCAAAAAAAATTACCAGAAGGAGGAATATTAGAAATTATTTCTAAAAAATATTCTTTTAAATGTATGGTAAATGTTTCTCGAGTATTAAAAGAACTAGACAAACTACGACAAGCAATTCCAGTTATAGATTATAACCATATTATTCTTTATAGAAAGGATCTTTATGCCAGACAAAGATCTTTAATGTTTTCAGAATATAATAATGTATGGAAAAAAGATGATTTAACAAAACCAAGAGATTCTAGTTGGCATCATTTTCAAAAAGAAGATATACCATCATTAGTAGATCATGCTATAAAATGGGAAACAGAATGTTTAGACATGTATGTTAAGTATATCAAAATATTAAAGGAATATGAAATTCCCTATCAAGTCATAGAATTTAATGATGCAATTCAATATATAGATAAAGATACCTCACAAGGAACTAAGCAATACTATGATAAAATGTTTCAATCAAAAGAACTGAAAAAGTCTTTAAAAGATTTAATAATTAATCACGAATTTTATAGTATGATTTAAATTTAAAGGAAATAAAAATTGAATGATGTGAAAAAAGCAGCCCAAGAACAGGCTGAAGAAGCGTATGTTGGTTTTATAAAGTTTAGTAAATACATTGCATACGGAAGTTTATTATTTTTATTAATTGTTGCAAGATGTAATTTTGGTGATGATGGTACAGGCGGTACTGGAAATCCAGACTTATATCCAGAATATTTAGAAAGGATGGGCATAAGTGAGTAATGAACCATATGATAATGAGGGTTTTGGTTGGGCATTTCTAACAATTGTATTTTTTATGTTAGTGTTTCCAGCAATGTTATTATTTTCATCTTTAAATACTTGGGACATATTTGTGCAGATGCACGTGCCTGATGGCGATTGTTGGGAAAATGCTAAGCATGAAAAAGTATGTAAGGGTGAAGTTGATTGTAAGTTTTTAAGGAATTTTTGTACTAAGTTATGAGTGATAAGAAAATAGTTTTTCTTACTGATTTAATTGAACAAAAATTACGTAAGGAAAAAGAAATAGAATATTACGAAAATAAATTAAAAGAAATAACTGATAAATTATTCTTTTTAAAAAAAGAACAAGACTTAACAAATTTAATTATCAATATAATACAACACGAAAAGATAACAGATATAAAAGAGTTTTTAACAAATGAAGAAATTAATTGAAAATCTACCAGAATTTTGTATGAGCCATTGGTTATTAAGAATACCGTTAGCAATAGTATTCATACATCAAGGTTATATGAAAATGCCAGTTGACGCAGATGAAGCATCGTCATATGATTTATCTGTATTAGTTTGGTGGTTTGTAACGTATGGTGAATTTTTATCTGGTCTAGGTTTATTATTTGGTGGTGTATTAACAGCAAGTTGGTTATATAATGAAAAGTTTGATTGGATTGGTGACATGGTCACTCGATTTAGTGGTATTACTATTTGTTGTATTATGACTGGTGTAATATGGGTAGGAGAACCAGAAAGTTTAATGGACGTTTTACTTTATGATAACTTGCATGTTTTGTTATGGGTTGGTGGTTTATTTTTTGCCCTTAGAGGTAATAGAGCATAATAGAGGAGGATATTATGTACTATGTATTATACGCATTGTTTATGTTCCACCCAGAAAATACAAATGACTGGAGAATAACAGACAAATTACAATTTCAAAATCAATACGAATGTCAAAAATATTATAACACTTACACTAATGAACTAATAGGTGGGCTTAGAGATTATATGACAGCAAATCATGGTCCACCCAGTAATGGTGAATATACTTTATTGGAAGTTGGTTGTATGGTGCACGATGGTAAAAAACCAGCGCTTGAAAAAAGAACACCTTTACAAACAAATCCGCAATTAGAATATTTTTTAAACTTGCCTGAAAAGGTTGATGTTT